ATGATAACGCTGAATATATACTTGAGAGTACATGGTAAATCAATCGAATCAGGCGTGATTTACGTGAGTTTCTACGTGAATAGAGAAAAGATTAATTTCTCAACTCACGTAAGATGTAACGTGCAAGATTGGGATGAAAATAAACGTTGTGTAAAAAAATCAGATGCTAAACATGAAGACAAAAATTTAGTCCTTTCAAATATCGCTGCTCGTATAAATAACGTCTTTGTGAAATATAGACTCAAGGATAAAAAACTCACACGATCAGCATTTTTAAGGGCCTACAACCGCCCGGATGATTATGACACATTTCATCTCTTTACTGCTGATATTAAGAAAATAGTTAATAGAGGCAATGAATTATCCACCTTGCAAAATCACACGAAGATTTTGAATAAAGTTAAAAAGTATGATCCGAGATTACATTTCGATGATATTACCCCGGAGTGGCTGGCAAACTACTTCCGGTATTTAACAACAACACTAAAAAACAACGAGAATACAGCTTATAAAAATATGAGCATTATTGGCACGTATGTAAAAGAAGCCGTGAAGCAAGGATATATGGACGAGGATCCTTACGAAGAGTTCACGATAAAACGAGTGCAAGGGAGTTTTACCTATTTAAATGAAAACGAACTACACACCTTTGTGAATGCATATACCGAGGGGTATTTTGACTCTAAATATCATAAGACGTTAGAATTCTACCTGTTTCTCTGTTTCTCATCACTTCATATTGGAGACGCATCGGGATTGAAATTAGAACAATTTACCGAAGATTCCTTCGTGTACGTACGTAAAAAAACAGGAAAGAAGAAGCCCGTTCAGGTGATAGTTCCTGTATCTGATACGTTGAGAAAACTCGTGAAAAATATAGTAGGAACTCGAAAAAAAGGATTAATCTTCGAAAAACTACCAGCGGAGCAGACTATAAACAAAAGGCTTAAAGAAATAGCAGTGGAATTAGGAGTTGACAAAAAACTGTCAACAAAATCAGGCCGTCATACTTTCGCCACAATTTACCTTGCAAACACGAAGGATCTGACTGCGTTGAAAGAAATACTCGGGCATTCCGACTTGAGGGAGACATTAATATACGCTCACGTTTTAGATCAATCTAAGCAGGAAGGTATTCTATGCTTCAATAAATTCTCCAGTGACGCCTCGTGATTTGCGAACCAACCGACCAACGAACCAACAAAAAGCCGGCTACATTTCCCAACGTAACCGGCTCGAGACAGCTTGTTCGTTGTAATTACAGCAACAAGTCAGCAGCAATTTGCTTGCACTCTGCTCTCCAATTGTTCAGATCGTCCATTTCTTGGCGAAACTCATCGATCCGCTCTGGATCATTAGATTGCAAATTCAGAATTATTGCTTCAACTTGGTCAGAACTGTAACGACTTCGAACAAGTCCGGACACAAATGCTTCATATGTATCGACCTTGGCCGAGATCAACGTGCCTCCATCTGTGGAACTGCCCGTATAGGAATATACGGTAGCAGGTTCTACACCTTCTTCGGCATCCTCGGGAAGGTAGTCTTCAATCACCTCTTCATTCAAGTACAAGAGGAAATGGTTGTCGTCGTACCGGATGTACGACCGTTTCGAGGGATAAATTACTGTGTTCATAATTGCGGTGTTTTAAGTGAATTTATAAAACTTTTTTTTCATTTGATTTTTGAATTCCCGGATAACAGTGGCAATCGGGAGATCATCTTTCGAGAAATCATTCTCAGCCTGGTCTATCATGACCTTCGATCCGCTGAAAGAATAAAACTCTTCTTCCGTCCACGTGTATACCGGGTCTTCGTCCTCATCACCGGGATGCTCGACATGCGCGCATAAATTGTAACGGATCGCGATCCGCTTCTTGGGCGTGCCGTCATCGTTCTCGCCGATGATCGAATCCTGAATATTGTAGTCCAAGAGCCGTATTATTTTCGCGTCCTCGATATCGAAATCCGTGCAAACGATATCTTCTACCGATTTTTTCTGGTCGGGCCTCATCCCCGGAAATGGTGGTTTCCGCTTTCGCTTGCGGATCACCTTGCCTAATCTTTTTTCCATATTTAATTTTCGTAGTAAGTTTTTCGTGTCGCCATGACAGGCAAATCCTACCCGCGATGCCGACTTGAGACGAATGTCATCTTCTGAATAGCCCTTTTTCCGGAGACGGGCCACCTGTCGGCAGAGTGCTTGCTTGTTTCTTTTCCTGAGTCGGACATGCTCGTGAAAAAACACGTATCCGCAGACATCATTTCCCATCCACGTTGGTCGGACGTTCCAACCGCGGTTCACTTCGAGCAGGTAATTTTTTCTGAGAGTCTCTATGGCCAGCCGCACGATGATATGCAGGAAGGCCTTATCGGCGTGTTTTATAACGATGTTGTCGGCAAACCTGCTGTAGTGGCGTAAACCCTCGTTAACATATCTCTCGAATTTCCGGTTAAGATGCTCCACCCCTTTCGCGAGCTCATCCGCTTGCCACCTCGTCCGGCAGGTAACGAGACAGTTGGACACGTATATATCCTGCCAGTGTAGAAATAATTCGCGGTTATCTTGTAGTCCGAAGCAGCGAAGCGCGTCCCGGTCAAACGGAGCGAGATATAACCCGGAAAGGAGTTGCGAGAGCTTTACTCCTAAAACCAGACCATTTTCAAAACTGACAATAAATTCATCAAGGAAATGGAGTAGGGCGGGATCCTTTATTTTATGCCGGACCCGCTTTTTCATAATATCGTGGTTGATGTGCTCGAAGTAATGATGCACGTCGAGCTGTACGGTGTAATATACTTCTTGTTGAGGATACTCGCGGAGTTCATCACGCTCCTGGTAAACGAAGTGATGAGTGCCTTTCCCCTTGACGCATGCTGGAGCGCGGTGGTATATCGTGTCAAATAACCATTCTTCAATCGGCAGTACCGAGGCCCATTGGATCACGTGATCTTCAACCGGGGAGCGGTGGACAATGCGATTTTTGGGCTTGAAAACCTCTTTCGGTTCATAAGGCGATGTTTTCCACGTACGGTTCACGTACGTATCAAGAAGAAGCTGAAGATTCTCCTCGAGGTTTTTTTCAAAAGTACGTATCGCATTCCTGTGATGTTTCCCATTTGAATAGCCCCAAAAAGCACCTTCAAAATTCTTCTTGTTAGCGTTATCGATGTGTCCCTTCCGTTTCATACCGGTTACAATTTGGATGTAACAGTGTCATGTCGGTGTAAAACGGTGTAGCTTCGGTGTTGTAAAACGGGTGATTCGTGTGATGGCTTATGGCCCGGGTGTATTAGTTCGGGGTTATGTCGGTGTAAAACGGTGTAACTTCGGTGTCTTGATCGGTTTGTCTGCTTTTTTGGTTCCCTGCCTTCGAGCTCTTCGAGCCTACCGGCACTTCATGTTTGGTGTGTCTTTTTCACCATGGGGTGAGGTTCTGTCTCATTTTTTAGAGAGAAGCTGACAAACTCTCTCCAGAAAAAGTTGAGCGGCGAGCCATAGTTCGCATTGACCGTCGAGGACGCGTTATTCGCATTCAGGTACTCCGGGCCAGCATTGAGACCATTGTTAGCGTTGCCACCAACCGCAGAGACGCGCAAACCAGAAAATGGCTCAAGAAACAGCAACCTGGTTCATTCACCAACGAACCGCGACAAAGATAATGTTTAAATTCCTAAATATGAAAAAAATTTCAAAGATCGCGTGAAATCACAAAAAGTGATTATACCCCTGCCCCTACCGGGGCAATGTTTGCTTTTGTTTGCTGCCGTCTACCTCGCCACCTCAGACAACCAAGATAGGCGTTGTGTCCCAATCGCTTGCTGTTTCGCAGAGCGGCGAGCCATAGGCCGCATAGACCGCCGAGGACGCGCTACTCGCATGCAGGTACTCCGGGCCAGCAGTGAGACCATGGCTAGCGTGGCCACCAACCGCAGAGACGCGCAAACCAGAAGTGACGGTGCTATAAGACCGATCGGCATAGTATGTTCCGGAGCTGCCGCCCAAAACTGTCGGGGTATGGCACAAGTTCTGCATGCTGATTTGTGAAATATAATCACTCCCCGCGGCGAGCGTCGCCACTTTTTTCATGCCGGCGAGCGTCCAGTTGAAATCGGAATAGAACTTGGGTGTGACATACACGTCACCACTCGTGTCGGCGTTCATGGAGAAAAGCTTTTTAACTTCCCACTTATTTTGATACCCGTACATGTTTTTGTAACCAAAAAATACCGGCACTTCGACTGTCTGCAAGACCTGTCCCTCGGAGCCAAGCACATCGTACGGGGCGACACCGCAACTGTCCCCGAGATCAACTCCCACGTCAGTAGGTAAGAATCCATAACTCTGAAAATTATCAGCCCACCAGGCACCGGCATTGGTCACGCCTTGACCGAGGCCGCCTTGGTGCAGTCCGTTCGTATCTTTGTTTGGGTTGAAGGCTGTCTGCAGATCGCGGGTGCCAAAAATTATGCGAGACAACGCATTCGCGATCGCGGCATGTCCGTAAAACATGGCATCCCAACCCTCGCCGTTTTTTCGTGCATAAGTACTGCACGTTGCTGCACTTATCATTGAAGCTGTCCGCCCGAGCATCGTGTTAAATTCCCCGTCTTTCGATACATCGTTATTTCCACCTCGATAACGAGGATCATCACTGATCAATGACACGAGTTCTTCTGTATCGCGATCCACGATAGAACCGCCAATCGCCGATATGCTTCCAACCGGGATTGGGTAATTCAAACGCCCCAAGATAGGCTTCAATGATGCAGCTTCGTAGTAGTAATTGCCTTCTACCCACCAGCTGTAGAACCACGGAGTACCCCAACCCCACATGTAATGTCCCATCGAGCCATCGAGTGCCGCGGCTTCACCGGTGGCCAGCTTGTAGTGATTCGTCGGATCGAGTTTCCGGCGACCATGGTTGCGTTCAACCAAATAGCATCCAAGGCCAAGGATTGCAGGTAAGTTACGCAGGTAGTCGATATCACCGACAGCCTCTCCCACGGGGGAAGCATTGTTCAAGTTCCAGCGACGGCAAGCGTACCCGGATGAATTGCTCAACATCCCCGCGGGCAGGAAGCCCAATTTATTGTACTTGTTGCTATAAGCGAGTAGTTTGTCATTTTCATCGAATGACAATAGATCTTCCAGTAATTTAACTTCTTGAGTCATAATATTTATTTTTTATAATATTTGTACGCCATCGCGATAAATACCACTCGATCTTATTTCAAGAATGGTTTCAGATGGATTCGGAAATCCTGTTATTTCGGTTTTTATGGTAATATCGGTGGCCTTAAAAGAAATAGAACGAGTGTGTACTTGAGGATATCCCACTACACCTCCGAAGCTATCTGATAGTTTTATTTCGCGATCATTCAGGGTTATACCCCCATGGACAATCATGTAAATCCCATTTACGGTGTGCCCAAAGTAATAATCGGAAACTAAATTCCCGTTTTGAATAGTGAAACTGCCAATATTGCCGGAACCGGCTTTAATATTCCCGATGATTTCAGCAATATTAAATCTTACTTTTCCTGTTAAAAAATCGAGTAATATATTCGGTTGCCAACTTCCGCCCTCACCCGTGTAATTTTCATAATTTGAATTTTCTTCGTTACCTTCCTTGCCGTATTGAGACATCAATTTATCATCATAATGAACACCACCGGCTATTTTCGCGTAATTAGCCATTATTATTTCGGCGAAAACATATTGCAAGTGATCAAAGAGAGCCCATGTGCCGGATGAATCAGTAACGGGGTCTACTCCTTTGGTGATTCCAAATTTCTCAAGTAAGTAGTACTTTCCATTTTCACGTGACATCACGATAGGCGCCTGGGCTTTCGTGCGGATATACTCTGTATCTGGATCATAAAATCCAGAAGGCACAGGCATCGGCCCGGATTCCCCGGGAATACCATTCTTCGGGGCCAGTCCGACGGAAAAAGAGTTGTTGTATTTTTTAGACATCGCTCTAATTTTTTGTTGCCGTGACGTAGGTGTTGATCGCGCCAATGGCCTCACCTTCAGGATTGAGTTCCGTCAGGTCGCTGCCCTTGATGGTCACGACATTATTGGCCACGGGCGTGGAAACACCCACCACCCGGCCAAGCGTGTCGAGAAAATTGAATTCCCAAGTCACACCCGGCACCGCGGCACCCGTTTTACGATCAATTAGAGAAAGAGTGGCCGTCACCGATTCGTCTTCCGATATGTATTTTGATTTGAACGGCATGCTGATCATGTAAGGATCCTGCGTGTCATAGATAGCGAAAATGACAGTTGACACCACATTGGCGTTTACAATAAAATCAGCCTTGAAAAGTTGACGGCCGTCAACATCGACAGCCCCAATTGTTACCGTTTTACCGGATGCCGGCTTGAATGGCACCCACCCGGTTGGGTTAGCCGAAAGCGGGACCGCCTCGTAATAATTTACCGAGAATCCTGTTGTGATCTCGGCGGCAGCGGCAAAAAGGCGCGCGGTGGCGGTGATTACCGTGTCCGGCGCGTCAATCGTCGTGGATGATAGTTGCACTTGACCGGAATAGGTGGAGCCGGCCATCTCTTCGATTTGCACCCGGATCGTGTGTGAGACCACGGTGGTGGTGCCTCCAGTCTTGATCACCCCCTCGAACTTGATCGTGTCCGGGGTTTTGTTTGTCATCGATACCAGGTTGTCGGTCACTCTCAAGGTGCCGGCCACTTTATCCCGTTTGAACAGCCCGACGAAAGCGGCCGGGGCAGTAACATTTCCCGCGCTGTCAAACGTGAGTTCTTGGTCATTGTACCACCACCGATCGGACTCCGCAAGAATATTCACGTATTCTGATTTCAAGGATGACAGTATCTTAGCTCGGATAACAGGCTGGTTGGCCGGCACCGTGAAATCCGGGACGATGGTCAAGCCATCCGAACTGATACCCTGCCAAAGCAACGGGGTTGCTTCTAAGAAAACAGTCGGGGAATCGCCCTTCGAGAGCAGCGTCACCGAGAAGCTGTCATTTATTTGTTGTGCCATTTATATGTATTTTTTGAAAGTTCAACTTTTGCCTCGTGGGAAGTAAGAACCGTTCCACCAAGGGACTCAACCGCGTCTTCGAAGGATCCGGTCAATATCCCGGAGATATCCTTTTCGTTGATCATCACGTAACCGTCATGTACCAGTCGCCGGTTAGCGATATTCCTGTCCGGCAGTTTTTTTATCTCGATTTTCGCGTACCTCATTGCGACACAAGTATTTTACCGTTATCTGTCAAAATCACACCGTTATCCGAGAGTGCCCGGAGCTCGCCTTTTTCTTCGATATCCAACACGATCTGAGAATTTTGGCTGATCATGTATTCAGGAATGTTAAGGGTAGCGTTATTACCGTATCCAAAATGCTGCTCAATCCCGATATGGCGGTAGAGATATTCGATATCGAAGAACTTGTTAGGTTCTTGCAATATCTCGCCGGAACTGTTGAGCTCGACAATGGCCGAGACGGGATATTCGCGTTGCCACGGTTGGACCGGGCCAAAATCACGCATATCAATAGTGTAGGCCTCATATTTCCGACGCAAGGAGATATCCAACAGGGCGGCCCGGTTTGTTGGAGATGATGGAGCGGCGTCGCCATCTCGTACGTAATCCGCGTGGATCCTGTAATTTTTTTTGGACGGGACGAAACGCATGTCAAACGTTGCTTTCCCGTCGCTGTCGAAACTTAAGAATTCGAGATCCCTCAGGGGATCTATCTCCCGTTCATTCCCGCTCTCCAATACTTTCAGAAAATACTTCACGTTGGATCCGGAGATCACCGCGCCGCCCAGCCGGGTGGTGGGGGTGACGGTATATATCGATTCGTCCCTGATGGGATTGAAATCCACGACGGTAGGGCTATCCACCTCTAACGACACGATTTCGTTCGCGGCGATATTGGTGTTGAGCATCATCGTGCCGGCAAACTTCAACCAGTCCCCGGTTCGGGTATCAAAAAACCGTGCCTCGAACTCCAGCGAGAGCTGTTCTCCGGCAGGAACGTTATGCATCACCATCAGCGTGCCGCGCGTGTCGCCGGTGGAAGTGTCAACCTGGTAGTCGCTGTTCCCGGCCACCGTCACACCGTTGGCCCGCCAGGAAATGGACGACAGGCTCTTATTGACAAGCCCGTTCGGGATCTTCTTGTCCGGGTCGATAATGCCGCAGCGCGGGTAGATCACGACCGGGGTAATGGCCCTGTCCGGGATAAATTCATTCCGGTCAGGGTAGTATATCTGGGTAACCGCGCCGCCCTCGACCAGTAGAGAAAACGTCTTGGTCAGCGGCGTGTAATTTACCAGTATGTCGTTAGTAAGGCGCATATCTCAGTTCTTCTGTAATTATTTCTCCCGTGTCCGGAACGATCACGGTTACCGTGAAAACACATTGCCGGTCGGTGTATATGTTATTCCCGAAATCATTTTCCTGATCATCCATACGCAGGGTCAACTGGGAGGTTGCCAGGTCGTGGGCGATATTCCAATCGTTATCATCGACGGGATCCGTGGTCGTGCGAGTCCAGTCCCAATTTGCCGCGGGGATAGCCGATGTTATTTCATCGAATCCCCGGAACACGCGAACTGTGACCGTCGTTTCAAACGGCATGTTCGCGAACGCGTTCCCGTTCGAGAAATTAAATTGCATCGACAGCCGTCTATCCTTGACGGCAATCGAAACATCCTGCGTGATTCGCTCGACCAGGCGGCCGAAGGTGGTTATTTGTGCCTGTTCCGAGTTGGGATCGAAAACAGGGAAAATTACCCCCTCGTGCAATTGAGCGCGCGGGTACTCAGATAGCCGAGGGGGTAAAATAAAATCCGGCGAATCGATGTCAGGTATGGTTATGTCAGCCGGAATGTTTTCATCGCGAATCAAGTTTAACAAAACCGACGCTGTCTCTTCTGAAAAACGATAAGTGAAGGCATAGGAGGATGGCAGATCCGATGCCTGGTACTTGACGTCGCTACCCGTGACCACGATGGGCCGTAGCGAAGAGAGGTGGTAAATATACTTTTGCCGCGAAGGAAAAAAATCAAGCAGCCAGCGGCGTTCGTATTCGTCCAAGTAGCCGGTATTCTTCGTGTAACTGCGGGAAGTATCCACGTCGTATTCCGATGAAACATCATCGACGACCGACAATTTGTGCTCGTGTTCCCCGGCAAAATCCGTGTCGCCGTACGCCCGGATCGTGTCAAGCCCGCCGACCGAATTTTCAAACAAAAACCATTGTTCCTGTTCTGATTTCGCCTCGCTGTACAAGTAACGCTGTATATATGTGAGTTGCAGTCCGCTCAGGGTTTCCGCGCGCACGTCGTAGTGCGTGGGATACTTCTGGCCAAGGAGACCGGCGATGCGGGCGTATTGCACATTAAAAGTGAAGGCCTTCCCGGCTTCACAAGCACCCAGATTAATAATTTGAACTGTGTCGTCCGGGAAGGAAGCCCTCAACATTATATTGCACGCCTCTTGAGCGTAATACGTGAGCCATTCGGGAGAGTGGTAAGTGACCGGCTTATTGACCGGTTGCCACGTGAGAAAATTACCGCAAAGCCAATTGGATGAAGTGTCTTGCAAGTCTGCCACGCCACCGCGGACCGCGCGGAAAGTTACGGCTACGCCGTCGATGATGGCCGTGAATGATTTCGCGATCGCGGGTTGCTCATAAAAATCATCGTACTTGATCACGTACGCCAGCCGGCTATCGACGATATCCCGCACGTCGATGGTCACCCGGCCGTCCATGCCCGGCTCGTAGGTGGCATCAAGCAGCACGCTATCCCCTTCTTTGAGTTGAAAGGAAATCTGCGTTCCGGATGACACGACAAACTTTTTCAAGTTCGCCGACATCGATAACGCGTCAGGTTGCTCTATTATTACCATTTAGTTTAGTTTTTGACGAAAAACTTAAATAAGCTCTCCCGTTATTTTAATTTCTGTCGAAAAAATAGAATAAGGAAGACGGCAGCCATCACTCCAACAATGACCCACACCCATTCAAATCCCTGAACTGGCCGGCTGTCGGCAGTCGTGTGTTTTGTCTCGTGAATGATAACAGAGCTGCTGTCCCGCTCGATCACTTCTTTTTCCGATGCGGCTACGGAAACAAGTTCGGAATGTCGTTCTTGTATAACCACGTCCGAAGATCGTCGGTCCCGCCACGATTCCGATACGCTCTGTATTCCTCCATCTCGGTCGAACTCAATGATCCGGGTGTATGAGTGATCGACTTCCGATCCGCTTCTGTCTGTTCTCCGCTTCTCCACTTCCACGACTCCAAGAGTGTCCGCGTGTCGCTCAACTCTTTCAGTTCTTGTCTGAACTGTTTCGCTGCTTTCAAAGTCTTTCTTCGCTCTACAGCTGCCAAGCATAGTACCAAGAAGAAGAGTGCAAACAATAATATGTATAATACCATGTTTCATTCAATTATAATTCTTTTTGAACGTCAAAACTGGGACAAGCCTTCGCGGAAAACTCATTATGCCCGTGCACTGTCGCGCCGGGAAAACGTTGCTGCAGCTCAGAAACAAGATTTTTCAACGCGGCACGTTGAGCCGGGGTTCGCGTGTCTTTCGGTTTCATTTTTTCATCAACACCGCCGATGTAGCACACCCCGATGCTGGTCGTGTTATGACCAACCGTGTGCGCGCCGGCTTTTTCTTCCGGTCGCCCAGGGTGAATGGATCCATCGAGGTAAATCACGTGGTGGTATCCAATTTCCGAAAAACCGCGGTCACGGTGCCAACGGTCGATATCCTTCACCGTCACATGCCGGCCCTCGGGGGTAGCAGAGCAGTGCACGATTATTTTGTCAATTTTCCTCATTATTGTTTTGTTTTTTAATGCCCACCATATGTTTTAATCGTGTGAAAAATTCGGTGGACAAAAGTTCGTATATGAAATTGATGGCTTGGCTGTCAGGATAAACTTGTTTAGCGTTTTTGAAGATATTTGTCAGGTAAAAATAAACCACGATGATGGTCACCCATTTCACAGCCGTAACGCCCATCTGCTGTTCATCGATGAGTTTTGAGCCATGGTCAATAAAAACAACACAGGTCGCGTAAAATGTGAGTTGGGTGATCGCGTTAAATGCTTTTTTCAAATTGAAATGTGCCTTGTTCACGTGGATATCAGTTATAATCCCCGTGAAAATATTGAACACGAAACTCATGGCTAACAGTATGAGTATTTCACGCACAGGCATCAACACCGATCCGATGGCCGTTAAGACCATCCATATAAGTTCCTTGAACCGGTCGACAATGTCTTCCATAATTGCATGTTTAGTTATCCTATCCATTATTTTTCAAATTTCGGGGTTTTTATATGTTCGTGAAAGGACACTTTGTCAATGTTGATTTAATACTGCTTCAAGCCAAACGGTCAATGTCCCGTCTGTTTCTTTCACGAAATTCTGGTTCTGATCGTAATGTCCGTATTCAACTTGGTAAACTCTTTCAAAATATCTACCACCGGCATTATATTGAGCCGTGGTTGGATGTGGCGGATAGAAAGTGGTACGTGATGTTTTATACCTAAAGTGCCTTGCAGTGTTGTTACTCTTTTGAGATTTTAACTCCCATTTATATAACCGGACGGGAAAATAGTCCGACTCGGTTCGCGCAGACGTGGCAGGCTCCTGTATATTTACCGTGTAAAACTGGCAAAGATGTGGCTCTATTTTACCCGGAGTATATTTAATTTCTGAAATAAAATAGGGTTGATTTTTAATCAATACACGGCTTACAGCTGATAGGGCGTGTTTTTCTGATTCTGAGAGGATTAATTCCACCTCCATGTTTACCATGGCATTCCTTAGAAGACTGTCTCGTTTTCTCCAAAATTTCTCAAATATTCCATCAACACCATTATAGGTTAAAGAATAATCCCATAACCTGACACCCGTCCAATCATAGTTCGACAATGTGCCTATATCATATTTATAAAAATCATCTCGATAAGAGAAACAAAGCATAGGTTTAAGTTTTCCAGCCTCTGAGGTTTGATCCTGTGTTTCGTCACTCATGACTATAGTACTGTGCAATGCTCTACCTTTACCAACATAAGGGTACGTCATAAAAACGTACTGGCTATCGTATAATGATGAAAACACATCAGGTATAACATCCGGGAATGTTTTTTCTTCCGGCAATAATGTGCCACCATCATAATAGCTGTTGCTCAAATTTCCCACTATTTCAGTTAAAAATTTGTCGCCAAACACCCCGTTACGTATCAGGGCATTATCTTCTCTTCGGATATATGCGGTTGGGAACTTATTCACGATTTGAGATAACGGGATGCTCTCGATTTCCTGATTAGTTGATACAGCTCGCTGGCTTGAGTTAAAACTGTATATTTCTGCGGGAACACGAAGATGTTCCGACGACAACTTTAGCTGTTTGTACTCATTGGAAAAATTATAATTAATCTCTGATGTAATATTGTTGCTGAGGTCAGCTGCTATTGGATTAGTAAGCATCTCATCAAAATGAACTATGCTTACAGTTTTATCTTTTTCATCCGGGATAATCTCCATGTTGAACTTGCGCAAGAGACTAAAAAATTCACTTACGGTTATATCAGGTATAATATCAACATAATCAATACGATTGTTTACAATAGTATCAATATTATCATTAAGTAAGCACATGTTCGAAAACGGCATGTTGTCAAGAAATGATGATTTAAGCATGTATCCAAAATACGCCAAGACCTCTTGCAGTATATGTTTTACTTTCGGAAAAGGAGTAATAAAAAAGCCCGGAGGAACAGTTATGGTTCTATCATCAATTACATCAACAGTTTCCACCTCCCTTCTAAAAGCAGCAAAACCATCAGCGCGTTTTCCAAAAAACTCGTTCAGTACATGTTGGTCTGTAATAACTTGAAAACACGAAAAACGATTGTCTTCAGTTACAATTAGAGAGTGCATGAAGTTAATAGCTGCGGTAATACTTGGGAAAATAATGCTTTTGTCCACGAAAATTTCTTGAAGCGGAACATTTTTAATTCTCTCGTAAAAGGCTCCCTCGTTTAAATAAAACGATGTTTCGATGCCACTTTTATTGCGTACGGACAGTATTGCCTGTCTTGCTTTTACAACATAGGTGGATGTTTGTATCTGGGCGTCCAATCGTAGAATTGGCTTTTCTTTACTATCTCCCCGATGTGGAGAGTTAAGTAATGCCAGATTTTTTTTGGAAGCCGGTAGTGAAATTGGCACACTTTGTTCTCCCAATTCGTGGAAAAATGGGTTAAACCTGGTTAGTTCTATTTCCGTATCCGGAAATAAATCATAAGGTTGTCCGCTCGGATGCGTGATTTTCATAATTATTTCCTCCCGATATTTCTTGAATTATCCAATAACTCACGTTTCCGCTCAAACTCGGATAAAACGATAGGAGCTTTTACACCTTTGCTATTCAAAGTTGAAAGAAGATCCCGAACCTCTTTCATTATTTGCAGCTCTTCATTACTCATCCCCGCGGGTGTTGACTGCCCGGGTGCGGGTGATGGAGTGGGAGAGGCTTGGGGCGGCGGGGATATAAACCCTCCTGATTCAAAACCGGCCATACGTCCACGCATGATATGGTTTAAATCAATAGTCCGGATGGTTCCTGCTTTTTGCGACTCATCCAGCAGTTTAATGAACGGCGCGATGGTAGGGTTTTTCAAAGCGTCATTACTCGCCACCCATTCCGCTGATTTTCCTGCCGGACCTTCCCCGACAATCACGGTAGGCCTGTTCACGAAGCCGCGGCGCATGGGATCGAACTTGGCGATGTACCGTTTTTTATCCTGTTCCCGGGTAACATCAATAAATCCACCATCTTCCCGGCCAGTGACGATATATTTACCCGTGGGTGTTGGCTGCCCGGATGTGGGTGAATCTTTCGTTTCTGTTGATCCGCCCCATTTGCTGCTGATAAATGACTTCACAGCAGTGAAGGCTCCTTTAATTAGTCCTGCCATTAAAACAGCCCTGGCAGCACCGGCCGCACCCAAGGTCATTATACTGTCAGGTTGTGCGAATGACCATCCCGCCGCTTGGGCCACCGCCATCTGCACCTGCGTCTCCAACAAGTCGAGCCCCATCATCACGATGTTTTTCGCCGCCGCCTTCATCATGTCGTCATTATCCGCGATGAATCCACCCACCAAGTTGCCCATCTCCATCCCGAATTCCTGGGAGATTTCCAAGTCTTTTAAGCGCCTCTCTTTTTCCTTTTCAAATTCCTCTTCCCAATTTTTCTGGTTCTGTTCCGCGACAGCCTTCAGGGTGCCAAGATTGCGATCTATCCTTTCCTGTTCGGCTTGTTGCTGCAGTTCGAGGAGTTTGTCCAAGTGATCCTTCTCCATATCCTGAATTTTTTGAAGGGTCTCCTTTTTCTTTTCGAGCAACTTTAACTCGATTTCCATTTGTTGCTCAAAACTGATCCCGGATATCTCGAGCGTTTTTCTTAGTTTCTCCTGCTCGAGATATTCCAACTCCCTGTCATATTGTTCTTTGTTTATTTTTCCATCGATATACTTTTGTTGGATCAGTGCTTTCTCTTTAGAGATATATGCCTCGAGTTCCGCTATTTCTTTATCATATTTTGATTTTCCACCATTATTTTCTTCGTATTCGGATCCGTCATTAACACGACTCTTGTATACCCTTCGTGCGATTTCAATGAACATGTCTGATTTGTCACTGTATTTCTTGATATAGCTATCAAGTTCATCTATCGACATTTGATTAAATTCCACTTCTTTATTCAGTTCTTCCTGTCTTAACTTGACTCTTTCTTTGGCTGATTTGCCTGTGATTTCATTCAAATATGTTTCCGCTCCAAGCACGATTTTATTAAGTTCGGCACGACGGGAATCTAACGCCTTCAGCTCATCAGGCGACAATGCCACATCCTCTTCTGTGCCCCATCGATATCTTTTTTTCGTACCTTTCTCCCGTGTTTGTATTACAAGTTCTAATTCATCTTTATATCTCTGAAGGTTTTTTGTTTCTTCTGAAATGGCGTCCCGATTCATGTACTCGAGTTTGGCTGTTTCCGCATCTATGAAATCCCAGACAAGCTGTGTGTTTAAAGCGATAGCTTTCCCATATTCATCCCACTCCGTTGCCGCTGCCGGGACGATATCGTTTATTTTGGCAATCACATTTCTTAACTCCGTTTGCTCTTCGACACTTAAACTGGTGATTATTTTCAATTTTTCATAACGGTCGATAAGTGGAACGAGGGAGTTGTTCAGTTCGGCAACCTTGTTGATCTGGTCATCATACGTTTTTTTGGCGTCATCACCTTTTGATATAATCTTGGTCACACCTTCCAGAAAATTGGTCATGAAATTGTCCCAGCCTGTCTTAAATCCGGTGAAGAATTTCCCGGTGACGAGCATCAGGTTCTCCCATGCGACCTTTTTGCGGGTGGCCGCGTCAGTGGCCGTGTCAATTGACGGGCCGGCCTTGGCCATCTCCTCATCGATGATTTTTCCCACGGCAGCCGCGAAATCCCCTGTTTTTTTCACTTCTTCTTGCAACCGGACGGTGGATATCCCTAAGTTGTCAAGTATCAAAGGAGACTTCCTGCCGATCCCGTTCACAATAGACTCAACCAGGTAATCCACGCTTTCCCCGGTATCACGCGCCCGGTTCTGGGCAAATTCTAACATTTTGCCAAGCTGGTTTAGCGGGATATTAAAATTCTCGGCTCGAACGGAAGACTGCATCAGCGTGAAATCGGATATCAGCCCTTTTGTTTGATCTCGAAGCGATTTAAGGTAGTCACGGTTAGCGATCCGGTTAAAGGCATGGTCAATTCCCTGTGCTTGTGAGGCGAGCCTTGTTGATTCGGAGATGAATTCACGCACTTTGTGCAGCGACTGCCCTATTTTTAATGCCAACTGGGCATATAGGTTGCCCCAGAACGAAGCAAACGTGTTTCGAGAAAATATAGAAGCTCCCAGATTTTTATTTAGCTGAGAAGCGTTCATTCTCAGATCGTTCATCCTGCCAGTTGTCTCGGACAGCTTTTTGTTTACTTCGCTCCACCTCTCGGGTGATAACTCTTTCGAGATATTGTTCAACTCACCCCGGAGCGATTTTGCCCTCTGGCGGAGCTGGTTCATGGTCAGGGAATTCACGCCCATCGCCTCTTCTTGCTGACGGATGAGCTTTGTGTTATCACGCAATGTTTTTGAATCTTCGCGGGTTGCTTTCTCGAGATTCTTGTATTCAGCCGTATTTTTTTTCCCTTGCGCCTCTAATTTGACCATCTCCTTGCGACGGGCATCCATTGTGCGGCTTAGCTCTTTGTTGGTACTCTTTAGCTTCTGCAACTCCTGTTGCGCCTCGGTGGCCTCCAGCGTATAGATCGTTTTAATCTCGTCTTGCTTCAATTTTGCCATAATGCATATATGTTACTGACATATGCAAAAATATCCGGCTTGCACACGGTCTGAAAGGACAAAAAAAGACCCGCTTCGCAAGAAGCAGGTCTCAAGAACATGGGGAAAATGGGTGATCAATTCCTCCCCAGCAGAAGTATCCCCAGCACGGGAGTAATAAAAAAGCTGATCACCGTGACGAAAATCAAATACCAGAACTTCTTTCTTCTACAGAAGAGAAGTGCACAGATAAAACAAAGCAGTATGTATGCGACGATAAGCATGTTTTTTTTATTACTTTTCTTTTAGCGTTTCTTCCAATTCGGCATTGATGTGCTTCCTGACTTCTTGTGTAAACCCGTAAAGGATGTCCGGTTCGGTGTCTCCTTTAAGCACGCCCCACACGACCCTGTTATAGAGGTGCAGATTACGCCTGAGCTTCATCTGTTCGCCGCGGCGATACTTGATGTCGAGAAAACGCAGGTAATTGAACAGCCGCATGTGGTAAACCTTTTCAAATTGGCTGACAGTCACCAGTTGAAATGGCGCCGATGTTAGGAACTCTTTCAACCTGCCTGTGCCTCCGGAAAGATAAGTGTTCACCACATCGGCCTGAGTGGCATAGATCCTTTTCATGTCCCTCGAAACTATCCGGTGAACGAATTCCGTTTTAATCATTTCGTCAGTAATCATACGCTTTGTCCTATAATTGATCTAATTGCACCTGTCAGATTCAGTTGTGGTGTCATCGGATTCCATATTATCAAAAAGACCCCGCATGCCTGATATACTCTCGGTCGTAAGGTTTTTCCTGACTGATTTTTCACGATTCATTTCCCGTTCGATATCAAGGTATCGGTTAAAGTCGGCACCGGTTCTTTCTTCCGGAGATTTATCGCGGATAGAATTCATCTCTTTTTGAAGTTTCAGCGTTCGTTCAAAAGATTTTTCACGCTCCACGTGTTTTCCGAAAAGAAGTTTTTCAATTGTAGAGTATACCCATACCTCGAAATCGGGTGATAACCATGCGGCAAATTTTAAAGCCAGAACACGATGCATCCAGGTCCCGGATTTCTGTCGAGAAATAATCAAATCCTCTTCTTTTTTCAGATTTAAATAATCGGAATTCCGATTATTTAAACATGCTGAAATAAATTTTTTCGTGCTGTCATTAGCCAAAAAATGTCCAACATTTGCACCGAAGGCTTTCGCCATCTCAGTGGCATTAATCATCATGCTATTATCTTTGTCAAAAGCAAAAGAGATAGCGTTTTCTTCGAATACACATATTTTTGTTTCCATGTTTTTGAGATTTTTACAAATATAAAACTTATCTTCCTATTTTTCAACCAATAACCACTTAAATATGAGCGATTGAGTTCCCGGTATAGCTGAAAAATTAAATCCCTCCAGCAGCATAGCCTCAAAGACATGTTTCTCGCTTACCTCAATGCCTTGGTTTTAATACTCGAAAATCCGAGTATATAATTAGTGGAAATATAAGGGGAATTCCCGTTTTATTCTTCAGTCAAATCCGGAGCGGGATCCTGTTCAAAGTCGATTTTCATTTGCCTGTTATTTGCTTCCCAGTCCTCGAGGGTTAGATGGCGGACTTCAGTCAGCTTCTTTTGTTCTTCCGCGAGCCTTAGTTTGGCTGATGAGAACTCTGCCCGGATCTTTTCCACGCGGTCGATATGCTTGTCAACGAGAACCTGCTTTTCATTTAAAAAATCGGCTTGGGCTGAAAAATGCCTATACAAGGCACGGTAACATTCTATCCTGTATCTGCTCACCGCTTCACGTGCCTCCTCCTTCACGTTTTTCGGGTTGATGGTAAAGAGCCACCCGAAGACAAATTCAAAAGGGATACACACCATTTCATACTGCTTTCCGTCGGATCCAGTTGCCACCCCAGAGGTGGTAACTGAACTGAGAAAATCATCTTCATTTAGCTTCCGCCTTTGCGGCTCAAATTCAATTCCCATCGCTTCGCAGATAGGCTTAATCGGTACCAATCTTTCCTTGTTATTGGTGACCATCTGGATGTTCACCTCATTTACTTTCGCTACTGTTTTTGGTTCCATGTTTTTGAGATTTTTACAAATATAAAAATTATCTTCCTATTTTTCAACTAACAACCACTTGAAAATAAGTGATTGAGTGCCTTTTGCCGCGGAAAACTTAAAGCCCGCGTTCTGCATCGCGTCATACACATGTTTACTGTTAACTTGTAGCCCGGGGTTCAACGACTTGATGGCCCCGCTTATCTCTTCTGTTGATAGACGGTGCGTGGCTTCCGTTTCGTTAGCTGCCGGCCGGAACCGACGCGATATCACCTCCATGTATGCCGTGAGATCCGGTGCCGGATCCTGGGCAGGGGTACTTTGTGTTTTTTTACTCATGCGGTTCCCCCTTTCTTTTTCGCGACACTAATCTCGCACTCCATCAGGCCCTCAAACGTGTCTCGAAGAGCATATAAGAACATCACAACAGATCCCTTCATGTCCATATTGGCCCACTCGGGTAGAGGGGAAAGGGCCATGAATTTTATGGCTTCATCCGTGAATTCATAGCAATCCTGAGCCGTTTGATATTCTTTTAACAAACTGAATACCGGTTCAAGGTTCATTAGCTTGTCAGTATAGGGATTGATGGCCATCACCGGGTTGATATCATTATTTTTCATAATGCACCTCCTTTCCGCATCTTCTTGATTCGTTCCACATATCCGGAGAGTTCTTGTGCGAAGGTGTCAAGAGCTTCAAAATCCCCTACCTTAAATTCAATACTGTTAAGGGGATGGCCTTTTATGAAAGAATAGATCTCGGAATAATTGACTCTCACGCTTGGCGAAAAAGATTTTTGCGCGATGGAAATGTTGGATTTTCCACTCTTATCATTTACTGTATTTTTAATACTCATGTTATCTGCTTTCATGGTACGCCTCCTTTCTCTTCGCGGAGTTAATATGCCTGCGGATAGGTTTGTTGGGAACATACTGCTCGAGGGCGTTTTCACTCCGCACTTCGTAGATCTGCATGTTAGCCACGCAGCCGTTTCCGATGAACTGGAGGTTAAGGACACCGTTCGTTTTAATCATGATACACTTCACCCAGTCCGTTTGCGAGAAGAGTTCGCCAAAGGCGTTGTAAACCGTGTCTTGCACGTAACTTGGAAGTTTTTCGGTGACTTTCACCGGTTGCCCGCCAGCACTCTCGCTCGGCAATTGCATTGAGATTGTTTTTGTTTTCATTTTGTACAACTTTAAATGATCATTACTGCGCGGAAATAAAAGAGGGTTCCGCTTTCCCGTTGTTGTACACCTTCAGAAGGCAGCCGCGGCATTAACCAATCGGCACGGGGGTCAGAACCCAAATATTGTATTTTTGAAACAAAGGCATAAAAAACGCCCGCAAAATTGGCGAGCTTATCCCGCCTTCTGAATTTGTACAACACTACAAATATCGGAAAAGGTTTTTAAACGGCAAAGAAAAACCCCGAAAATTTTCGGGGTTTACTTGATGTTTATGATTTTAATGCCGAGATAGGATAACATTTAATGAATACATTAATATGCAATCCTCGCTGAATACCATGTACGAAACATTTATGAAAAACATGATTATCTTTATAATCTCGAAACCTGTACGTCATATGCCGTGGCACATATCCAAAATGAGTACGGTATTGGGATAGTACTTTTATTGCATATTCATCGTGTTTATTTTCCGGTTCCGGTTCAAGCGTAAACTCATCACCGAGCTCCAAAAATGACAATTCAGAGTAAACTTGATCTTTATTCTCTCTATAATATATTCCAGCAATATTAAAACCTATCACTCCCTTTTTTTCTTCATCATCGGTTAATTTGAAAACTCCTTTTTTCAAAGGATTACTTTTCTTCTTCTTACGCTTGATGAAAAATCTTATTAAGAAAACAGGAACACCTATTACCACTACAAAAAATAAGAGTACCGTAAAAACGGAAAGTAGATAGCTAACACTTTCATCCATGAGTAATTTCTTGATTATATTGTGCGTGTCTCACCTATACATTTGTCACCAATCATCATCCGTATTACTCTGTACTGCCATTGCCAGCTTTGCGCTTTCAAAAATAGCCAAAACTCTATTGCTGATAACTTCAGCTATAGCAAAATTATTTTCCAGTTCTTTTTTTGTAGGTTCTTTCAACCGGTAGTACTCTTCCAATAGATTTTCCCCCTCATTAGTTATTTGACCTATCTTTATACGATATTCATGGATGAAATCCGAGGCTACAATTCGGTATCTCCCTTCTCTTGTTTCTATTTGCAGGATAAAATAAACCGGGTCAATGGTTACTTTGTTAAATCCTTTTCCCACCGTTGCGCCAGTCACTGTTTTACAAATAATCTTACCAGCTTCTTTGTCATTAAACTGAATGACATCTTTAGGAGAATTAAATGTTCTTGCTATCCAGCTGTTGGCGCGAACAAACAATTCGTCCTTGGATACATTATCAACGGGTACCACCTCAGAGAACACTATCCTTCCATTTTCAATAGGAAAAACCTCTTCATAAATTGGATTAACTGTGTCGTATTTTTCCCTTTGCTGTGCAATTAGCAACGTGGGAATGAAAAGAAGGACTAATAATACTTTTTTCATGACTTTTATTTTAAAAATTAGATATTGAGGCAAAGATAACAAAAATTTAAAAAGATGTAAAAATAAAAGCCCACGACCATCAGGCCGCAGGCAAATAAAAGTAACGGTGTCTGGTGTTTTTTACACGCCAAGAATAATGCCCGGTTCAATATTAAGTTGCTTGCTGATAGTGCGGGCAACTTCCAGGGTGGGTTCGGTTTTACCTGTCAGGAAGTTACTGATGCGTGATTGACTGAGCCCGAGCATTTCGGCAAGCTTCTCTTGCGTGAGATTCATCTCGTACATCCGAAGCTTCATGACATCGGGCAACGACGGGGTGCCCATCGGGTAATTCTCGTCTTCATATTCTTCGGCAAGCTCAACGAGCAGATCAAGTTCCCGGACGCGATGGTCAGTCATGGGTGTGTCTTCTTCCACCTGTTCCATCAATTCATTAATGCGTAACATGATGGCTTCGTATTTGTCTTTGTCTTTTATTGTCGCCATAATCATATATTTTTGATGTCCTTAATTTTATCGTATTGTTTATGCGTTCCCACGAACCGGATTAATACGGCTTTGGCGGTAAACTGGATGATGGCCACTATCCGGTAATCGTTCCCTTTAATGTTGAATACATATCGCTTGTTGCCTACATTGTCTACAGTATTGAATGTTTTTTTAATATCGGCAAAACATGTCCACTGCGCTTTTTTTACTATTCTGTACCAATCCTCCAAAGGTGTTTTGGAGTCGGGGTGGCGGGAGTAGAAATCCTGCAAGGCTTTTTTCGATATGATCCTCATCTTCCATATTCTTTATGTGACAAAGATACAAAACAAATATTTAATATGCTAATATTTTATTCATTATTTAAATATATCACCGATTTTTCGCACCAAAACTATCGTAACCCTCCCGGTTGAATAGTAACGTCCACCCGATGCTGCTGAATTTCTCCGACACGAATGGAACGAAAGTGTGGCTGTTTGAAACATTTTTCAACCACGGGTGGCATCGCTGCTCACTTATCATCGTGTTGCGGATCCCGACAAGGCTGTCGAGCGAGTGGCTGAAGGCGAGCATCTGTTCCATGAGGTCTATCGAGAAGTTTTTCAGCCGGTAGGCCACGGTGATGGCCAGCCGCGCGGAATCCGTCATCCGATTGGAACTGTCTACTCCACAGTCTACTTCGCCAAAATCAACGAAAAGATAATCAGCTCCCGATGTGATGTTATTCACCCGGTGACCAATAGCCTCGAGGTTAGCACCAAACACGTAATTTTCAATGGTGGTGAGAGAATGAGCGGGCATGGAGTCAATCGCTTGTTTCATCTCACTGTAACCCGCGATATTGGATGTTTCAATGTTGAACATTGGGTAGATCCCGGCACGGTTCGGGAACTTGGCAAAGTAGATGAATATTTCGGTTAGGATATTGTTTGGAATCATAACATTTTCTTGATTATTCGAGTGGGCAAGCCGGTAGCGGACGCGATTTTAACGATATCGATCTTTGCGGCGTTCATGGCCTTGACACTCTCTATTATTTTTTTTCGCAAAATGGTAAGAAATTCAATGATGGGCATCTGCTTGACGGCTTGTACGTCGCCCATCCCGTCAGCACTCAGGTTATACATCGTCTCCAACATGCCGGTAGCGATCTCCGGGATATTATTCTTCGTCCCGGCCGACAGCAGGGAAAAATGAGTGCGCGTGAACAAATAAGTGATAAAAGCTTGGAAGTTAAGAGAGACAGCCTGCAACACGAATGGGTTTACTCGCGCGAATTTTTCAGCGAGATCGTGAGCAATCTCACTGGAGTAGGGTAATGGACTGTAGAGCACAGCGGCCAGCAATGGCAGTTGGGCCGCCTTCCCATCCAGCAATTGTTTCGCGTCGATGAATTGCGCCGCGGTGAGCGAACACGTGAGCGTGTCGAAAGCCGTGTTTATTTCATATCCCCGGTATCTTTTCTTGAACAGTTTCCCGCTCACTTCAATTTCGGGGACCAGTTGTACCAGAAAGCTAAGATTTATTTTCCCGTTCTCATCAAAAATAAAATCTATTTGCTCGGAAATAATGGTCAAGTTAGCCATTGCCTCCGGATCTGTTATGCTTGCGGGGTTTATGCCTAAAACCCTGAAAACGTAAAATAAACGAACATCATCCATCGTGGCGAGCTTGTTGGCATACTGGGTAATTAGTGCCACGAGAAAAAGATACTGTTTTGGCGTGAGCAGCTCCCACCTGTTCGGCACGCTCACTACTTTATCTCGCGTTTTTAAAATTATATGCTCTGCATTCATGAGATCAAGTATATTTTATCCTCCGGATTATTGAGAGACGTGTCCGATACCACGTTAGAATTGTCCGGTTCTGAAAGAGCCAATTCGATACCGGATATGATTGCCGTGGCGTTATCTCGAAGCTCAGCCGCGAGCCGCAACAACCTGTTTTGTTCATCGCTCCCGGATCGGGAAGATTTCTGTTCATCAAAAAGGCTTCTTATTGTGGCCGGAAGCTCAATGATGTCGAACCGGGAAAGAGCGAGGGCGACCACCAGGTGGGAGAGCGCGAGTTTGAGTTTTTCTACCAGATCGCTGTTGGCGTCCGAATTTCCGACTTTTACGAACAAATCACTCAAGCCGTCGATAAGTATCTCCCGCTGAAGTGGTATCGTCCGGAAGAAGAATAGGAAACTCATATCAATCCCATAGTAAGAATTGAACTCAGATGTTTTTTTAATTTCAAGCGTATCCAGCAGCTTATATTCCGGTGTTGCTTTCCACAATTCCGAATAATCCTCGTTTTCTGACAACTCTTCAATTAGCGAATCCATCGCGTTGTAATAGTTGTCGATATACTGCCGTTGCATCGATTCGTACTCGTATTTATACACGTCCCCGGAATCGGACGCGGTTCGCCGGGAAACCACGTTGAAGATAATGGATTTATGCATGATTAAATTACCGAAGGCATTGCATAAATAGCCGTGAGCGTCCGTTTCACTTTCCCCTTTTATTTTGTCCCACAAATCCTTTTTTATGATGTTCCGGATCTGTTTTCGCGCGCTGATCGCGGAGCTGTTGAGTTCGGAGAACTCCAAGTTGGCCGAGATCCCGGGAACATACTGCCGAAATTCGGACACGTTTTGAAATAAGTCGTTTATTGCCATCATGCCTGTTGTTCGTTTAAGCGGTTATCTTTTGATACTTCTTCCTGCCTGCTCGGCATTTCACGGTAGTACCCGAAGCGAAATCCCTCCTTGTACAATTTCGGGAAATTGAGCTGCAGGGCCGTGTTAAATGGCTCCGAACATTTTTTATCATCCGGGGTAAGGCTAAGCAGGTAAATAATAAGGTTGTAGTAGGCGTCTGAACCCGATTTAGAAATCATCCCGGGCTTACTGACAGCCGAGATGGACGAATCAATTCCAACTGATCCTATGAGCACCTCATCTACTCGTTTGTCGTACTCGATTAAAGAGGTCATGTATTCCTTGTATTTCAAATCGACCGTCTCTATTTTCCATCGATCTTCTTCCTTATTCTGTCCGGTTTTATACGAAAACGTGGCGTAGGCCTTTCCTTGATTTTTCGATGTGCTCAGGTAGCTGGCCAATCTCTGCAGCTCTTCGTTAATGAACTTGATAAGGAGCGATTCCCGGTAATCGAGCCCAATTTCAATCCCGTTATATTTCAACAATGTTTTTCCTTCTTTGTCGCGCTTTTTATTTTCAGAAACAAGGGATTGTATCTGTTTTCGTTTAGATTCGACCCAGGAGTCCGGGATGATGACGTGTATCTTGGCTGCCAGCGAATTTTCGAGGAACGAATCGATATATGACGGTATTTCGTTCGATGTTTTCAGGAATGTCTTCACACCCTCGTGGGTTTCGTTCAGACCGTAAAAATCGGCCACGGTACTCTCCCGGTGATGGGAGATCGCGGCATACTTGTATTGGTCAATATCCCTGATCCGGAATAACGGGTAAACCTTGAACTTTGAGGATCCCCTGTTCCAATCGCCGAACAACACGGCCGTGAAATCCTTGTACAAAACGGTGGTATTGTTGATATCTTCTTTCAGGGTGCCAAGCCTGCAGTTGGTGTTCTCCATCAACTCCATGCCCGCGATGGGTGCCTTGCCGATGGCCTTACCATTGCTCATCCGGTGTTTCACGAAGAAGTCACGGAAATAATAGAACCTCTTCACGCAAGCGAGCGCGAAATCGGTGTAGGATTGCTCCATCCCGTTTTCCTCCCACGATTCGAGCCACCGGGTCACCTCGTCAACCTGCTCCCACTCGCGAACGACCTTCCCGTCCACGACACGTTCGCGGTAGGGAAGTAGCCCTTTCCCGTACAAGAACTTCACCTGCTTATCGATAAGGCGGGGAAGCAAACGATTACTCTTGATATCCTTTTCGATGCGGTCGCAGCTCCTGTTGTCTGTACCGCGTGAACAGACCTGGTAGTCTTGCACCTTCATGTACCGTGGAACGAATATATCCGTCGGTTTGCGATCCACCCCGAAGTTCTCCCGCGTGAGTGCCGATGCCGCTCCTATCTGAAAGGATATAACGTTGCTATCGTCCACGTACGTGCCGAGATTGCCTATCATCTCTATCTTACCACTCATAGCCATTTTATTTTATGTAATTTGAAATCATCGTGCGGGAAACCCATGTACCGGATAAGTATCCGGTAACATGTTTTCGGGGTCCCGTGCTCATCCTCGAACAGGAAGTAGTTTTCGGAATCCACATGAAAGCGTTCTTTCGGCAGCTGCTTTCGCCACCGGCATCGTTCGCGGACTACCATTTTCTTGCCGGCAACTCCTTTTGTCTTGTTGTACGGGAAGAAGGCGATCGTGAAGCAGCCATCCGGAAGCTTTGAGATCTCCTTGGCCAGCCTGATGGCTTCAATTCCATTTAATTCATCCGTTTTCTCCATTTTTCGCCGTTTTATTGAATTTTCCGATAGCTGCCACCCTGTCACACAGTGGGGCAGGGGGTGCCACCCTGTCATATTTCCGAGAACCGGGATCGATGCAACGCAACCCGGGAACTCAGTGCTTCGTTCCCTCAATCGTCGTGTAAATTCTTCCCGTTTTTCTTTTTAAAAATACTTTTATTGATTATCAATACTTTAAATGCTTTTGCGATGTCAATTCATTCCATTATTGCAAATTTTCCGATTATTATTGTCCTAAAAAAGGACACTAAACCGTTATATTCCCGGGTAAATCAACCGGTAATCGTGAATATTCTTTCGGTAGTCGTTCGGAGTACCGTCCAAATAACAGGTAAATAAAAGCCGATGGGAGTTGCGTTGTCATTCCCGCTTGCAAGTGCAACGGCACTTTTCGTTCACTCGTTTTATCGAGTTCAATTTTCCCGTCGGTGTATTTTCTCGGCGATAACATAATCGAGCTGCAAAGGTCCGCGCACTCGTTTTCGCAAATTGTAACACGGGGGACCGCGTTGGAGCGGTCGCCGAATATAAACTCCAGCAGTTTGAACTGCTGCCAATGATATATAACGTCTTGACCCTCATTCATCAACTCAACGCTAAACCCATAACTCTCCAGTTCGCGTTGTAGTATTTTCGCGTCGGTTGATATCTGTTCCCACTCTTCTTTTCGTTTGTTCCCGGCCCGGTCATAGTAGAGTTTCAGGTTTTTATTTTTCGCGTCCGCACCGAAAAAGTCGTTAAACTCGCGGGCGAGGTCTGCTTGGTTCCGGGGAGCGTAGCAAGTGAAGTTTTTTATCACGCGCGTATCTTCGCTGCTTTTCTCTTGAGCGACCACCAGCGACGAGAAGTTTCCCGGATCGTAACCAAGCAGCAACTCTTCTCGGGGGTTGTAATGTTTTAGATAAAACGCGGTGAGACGGAAATGCTCTCGCAAATCCATTTTTAAGATTGACTCGTATTTATAGGAATCAGAGAACTGGTGTTTTGCCGGCACGTAGTTCACGAAAAACCTATCCACCACGGCTTTCCTGCGAATCGCGCAAATCGCCACGAGGAACTCATCCATCGTGAGCGACTCCATCTGTGTCTTGAAAAACTTGGGGCCGAGGATATCCTTGTTCGCGAAACTCGACGCGCGCATGTAATACGTGGCGTTACGACGCATATCATTTATCCGGGGTTGCCACAGCTCGAGTATTTTCTGTTGTTTTTCGATGTACAGCCGAATGGCTTCTTGGACTACCGGGTTTTTCTCGTTGCGCTCTTTATCTCTGGAATTATAAATATTTACCAAGGCTTTGTTTACCCGCAATGCCGCGGTAACGATTTCGTTGATCAGTTTTTGATTAACGTGGTCTTCGTACTCTTCAAACCAGTTGTCTTCGCCTAAATCCACCCGGGCCGTGTCTGATACGCCGGTGATGCCTTGGTAGTAGGGACTCATCCGAATACTGGCCGGAGATCCGCGCAACGCAGGGAATAACCGTGTTTTTACTTTTTCGCCCTTCTGGTGTTTCATCTCTTCGATGAACGCGTGCACTCCGGATTGACCGGCTACCGACTCCGGCTGCTCGGACGACACGAGCTGCAGGTGGTGACCATTCCGTAACAAGATGGAGTGCTTGGGGTACGCGACCGGGCGTCGGGGCCGCTTGAAGTGCGAGGGGATCTTGCTTGCACCGACAATGTAGTCCTGCCCCTCCTCGAGCATCGTGCGGCGGCCGTCACCTACCGGACGGGAAAAATATCCTTGAACGTTTGGCCACACGTTCGTGAACAATGCCGCGTAGGTTTTATGGACAAGAAATGAAACTTCACCCGGCATCGAGTCGGCTACCCGGATAATACGCGGACCGAACACGCCTTCCGTTTTCCCGGTAGCGCGGCCCATCTCCGCGATCAGCACGTTGGAATCAACCACAGTCGCACGAAGTTGTACCATGTTCATGTAATGGCTTTCAACGCGAGAGGCTCGCTCGTCGAATATATCAACCTGGTTACTCATCGTATTCGTCTCCATCTTCCGTTAGCGACTCTTCAATAATCTCCACGTCCTCGATATCCGCATCGGCCAGCAAACGTTTTTTCTCTTTCTTATCCACCGGGAGCGAATCGATAAGGTTGAGATAAAACCCTTCGTTGTTTTTCTTCGCGATCTCTTTAAGCGACTCTTTCGCGAAACCCATTTGCTCCGCGGTGATTTCCGGGGATATCAGGAAGACCGGTGCCCAGTCTGATTCACGCGCGGATGCTTCGGCCGCGGCTATCCGGCTTTGGCGGGCCGAGTGATAACAGGCGAGGGCTGTTTTAATGTCATCAGCGGCAAGGGCCATCTTCGCGAGGTCATCGTATTTATCCGCGAAGTCATTCTCCCACACCTTAACCGGAACGTTGTTATCGATGTTGAAGTAGTTGAGTGCCGCGTAGATGCGTGCTTTGCACGTGCGAACCGGCACGTCTATTTTTTGTTCGGTAAGGATCCGCACCCGGAGTTTTTTCGCGGCTCTTGAAATATTACGCTCGTACTCATACACCTCGGCGGCGTATTGCAACTGTTTGATAAATAGTTGCAGTTCGTCGGATATCCCTTTGCTTTCGCCTGTCTGCAAAAAATGATGGACGATATCGGGGTGAAGTTTATCGAGCGTCTCCAGGTAATTCATCTTTTTTTTGATTTATACACCGAACAGTTCACGTTTCAGATCCTTTATTTTTCGCTCTCGAGAGCGGGTGGCGAGTGTCTCCACCGCGTCAATATCTCCCTGTTCGGCTTGCTTGGTTAGTTCCACGTCGATATTATACTCGCCGATGGCCCGGCCGTTTTCATAAGCCACACGAAGTGCATCACCGGCAATGGACAAGCGCACGATTAGTTCTACCCTCGTTTTCCCCGTTAGATTGAGCAGGTCGGCAATGCGCCCGGCATCGTAGCCAAGAGCTCCGAAAGTGCGCACTTTGCTGATATATTGGTCAGTTTCAATCATTGGCGGGGATATGGGTTATTTTCTCGTTTGGGAACATCATCCTGAATCGTTCCACGATAACATCGCAGTAACGGGGATCTATCTCCATGCCGTAGCATATCCTGTCGGTTTGCTGGGCGGCCAACATGGTGGATCCGGATCCAAGGAAGAAGTCGGACACGATCCCGCGTTGTGGGCAGCTATTCCGGATGGGGTAGGCCATGATCGCCACCGGCTTCATCGTTGGATGTTGGGCGTTCCGCTTGGGCCTCTCGAAGTTCCAGATAGTTGTTTGCTTGCGGTCGGATAACCAGGTGTGAGCAGCTCCCGGTTTCCAGCCGTACAAAATAGGCTCGTGTTGCCATTGATAGTCTTGGCGGCCCATCGCAAATTGATTTTTCACCCAGATAAGGCACTGGGCGAATTTGAATTTGGCCTCTTTGAAAGCGATACGAAAATTGGCACCCTCGGTATCGGCGTGGAACACGTATATCGGAGCTCCCGCTTTCATCACGTTGTACATTGAGGTGAACGCCTGCCGGATGAACATCAGGAAATCATCGTTGCTCATCTCATCGTTCCGGATCTCCAACTCGTCTTCAGTTCCACCCGTGTACGCGACGTTATAAGGAGGATCGGTTACCGTGCAATCTGCCAGTCGACCATTCATTAATTTTGCCACGTCACTACTCCGGAGACAATCACCACACAGCAATCGATGTTCCCCGAGGAGGTACAGATCTCCCGGCCGGGTAACCGGTTCTTTCTCCAAAATATTATCCAGCTGCTGCATAGATTCTTCGGATTCCTCGCTTATCTCTCCCAGCCCGGCATCCGAGATAACGGAACCGAAATCGGGCGACTGGATAGCGTGCGGTTTGAAGTCAAGATTGAAACGATCGAGCGTGTCAGTGTCGATCTGGTATTTTTCAAAAAGTAACGTGTCAGGATTCTTTTTCCCGAACTCGGAATTATATGCAGCGATCTCTTCTACCGCTTCTTTTTTGTCCGCGGCATAAATGGGTTCGTATGGGATATCCGGAACGACAAACCCTGCCTTCCGGAGGGCGGTAAGTGCTTTTTTTCGCTGATGGGCATCGATGATCCATAATTTCCCTTCCGGATCTTTCCACGCCTTGAACGCGTACTTGAATCCGCGGGTTAGGATAAGCATCTGGAGCTTGGCCAGCTTATCGGGATCGTGGATTTTAAAATCTTCTTGCAGTTCCAGAAAGCTATCGAGTGGGGCAGTGGGTAGTCCCCCGAGGTTATATATTTCAACTGTTTTCATTTGCGATGATATCTTTGAAGATTATTTCTCTTTCTTTATGTTTTTGTAGATTTCGTTTATCGGAATCCCGTTTATCTACCCGGGATTGATTTTTCAAATATGACGTGTAACGTTTCACGTTGTGCGAACAGTTGGTGTACTCTTTCAAAAATCCGGCAGGATCCTTTCGTTTGAGTTCTGCCAACAAAAAACGCTCGGACATGTGGATGATTAGAGGGTGCCTGTATTTCCACTTGCCCGAGTCGTTATATATTTGAAGTTCTTCAAAAGCCTGAAGGTTGCGGATCCGCAACTCGGCCATCCGGATAACATCCTTTTCCATCGGTTTATTATCCAAGATTTCGTCCATCTTCAACATATCGTAATAGGTATTTACCCTATCGTTGTATATGATGGTTGCTATTTGGACGTTTTTGTCTTCGAGGTTTTTCCAGTTGATGGCCGGGTACTCGTCTTCTTTTTGGCGTTTGTCGCTTTTGACGCCGGTGCCTTTTTGGTCGCCGGGGTTGTTTTCGCTACTGGCTTTTTCTCGGTCGGTGGAGTTGGTTCGCTTTTTTTTTCAGCCTCCAGTTCGGCTTCTTTCTCTTCGAGCTGCTCTTCGAGAGTTTCCACTTTCTCTTCAAGTTCAGCGATTTCATCCTCTGAACGCTCCAGTTCGGTTTCCGCGTCGTCGAGAGCATCCCGGAGTTCCCTTTCTTCATCGGCTTTCTCTTCCGCTTCTTTGGCCAGACGCTCTTGTTCCGCAGCAGCTTCCGCTTCCTTGGCCAGACGCTTTTTCTCGGTAGCTAAATCAGCGGTTCGCCGGTTATTGCGAATTATTTCCGCTGTGGTAACATCCAGCAGGGCGTAGAGGATGCGCTCCGAGTTCCGGGAAGGAGCGTGTTCGAAAGTGGCAAGTTGGTCGTTCCTCGGATCCAGTTTTTTCAACAACTCTAAATCCCGCGTTGCCTGATTAGGAGCATCGAGAGACCTCAGGTATTTTATTTTTTCTTTATTGCTATACATAGTTCATTTTTTAAAAAACCGGGAACGGGCTGTGAACCCGCCCCCGGAAACAGTATCATGAAAAAAGAAGAATTAAACAGTTTGGACGCGAGATACTTCTACAACCGTAGAGGTGTCGAAAACACGGAAAACTATTTGAGAGCCGGCCTTGGCCGTCCAGGTTGCCCCGTTTTTGAGGACTATACCCGCGGCCTCGGCGATTGTCGCCGCGTTGCTTCCACCTTCACCCAACAGGGTTATATATCTCCCCTCGTCATGAGTAGCCAACCCAGTGATGCTCGATATAGCATACGTGGCTGCAGCTCCGTCAGGGATCCGGTACACGTCAACCCCCGGTTGGACAGCAAGTGCAGCTGTTCCGGCAGGATGAAGCGCGGGATCACCCCCGGATAGGCTTCCGGTGTACTTGTAATATTGAGTAATCGAGCGATTGGTGAACGTGAACGTGATGGATTTACTCTCCTTGTCATTCGCGACGTTGTAATTGGACATGACCATCGGTTTGCAAAGAGTACCTTTGATAAATCGATCACCCGTGTCACACTCTTGGAAGATGATGATGAATTTCCCCCCGGCATATTGTTCTTGGAAATTAAGCAATTGATCCCGCACTCCACCCATTATCATAGTGAAGGTGTTGGTGCCGGCAATAGTTAGATCTCCACGTTCACCCGTTCCCCCGTATGTTGGGATATCGTGCGCCACGAAGTAGTGAGGTTTCTGCCCCGGCTTCAATGGGACAGCACCCACCTCCCGGGATGCGTTGGGTTTTGGGAATGGTACCGTGTCATCAATCTGACTCAGTTCAATAAGCCATACCTTGTACGATATAGCCTCGCCGGCCACTTCCCTGTCCGATACTCCTTCTATATTACCTATTGCCATCATCGAGGCCATGGTGGTACCACCAATAACGGATATCGCTCCCTTGGAGTGTTCAATTTCCGTCAATGCCACGACCGTGGCAGGAATGGCCACGATTAGCATCAGGAATAGAAGAAATCTAAGTTGCGTTTGCATAACCGCTTCACGCACTTTTTTCCTCGAGTATTTTTTTTGTTTGTAATTCATTTTTCAAAAGGATTTATACGTTGATACAATAACTTGATTTACCCGGAGGTGGTTAGATTGACCACCTCTCGGGTAAACAGTAGTTACTTGCGACCACCAATGATGTTCGGCTGAGCCTCCTTATTGATGGTTCTCACCTCATTCACGCGCCGCTCCAACTCCATGAAGTTGCCATCTTTGTCAAGAATGACCATGATGTAGTCGCCCACTTTTTGAGGGTTCCACGCAGCAGTTATTTTAGCAAACTTACCGGCTTTCGCGATCGCCGTCGGGTTGTCTTCACTGCCAATCTCGATGATATAAACCACGCCTTTTTTTGCACCGGTTATATCTGTGAACGCGGTAGCTTCCGTGTTCTCGTCGGTAACGAACCAGTAGTTCTTGCTGGCATCCGCGGTAGTCGCTCCATCGGACAGTACCGTGGCAGGACGGTTCATGAAGATTTCCTGCATGGAGTAGTTGTTTTCTTTGAGAGCCGTGGGACTGGCAAATTCTCGGCCGACGATGAATCCGGAGAATCCTTCTTTCCACGTGCTCCACACGTGCATTAATTCCATGGCCTTATCGAAATCGACGGCCAGCATTTCGCCGGGTACGAATTCGAGAGCTTGCAAGTTGCCATGCTCTTGAATGAACATCAGCTTGATGTTTCCAAGGCTTGGCACCCACTTGATGCGCACGCCCAAATCCGGAACCACGTTAGCATAGCTGTCGGGGCCGGTGAAATCCGTATCCTTACCGTATTTAGAACGAATATTCTTGATCCACCACGACCGGTGCCGTTTGTTCAGGTAGATGAACTTGTTTTCCAAATTCTCATCCTCGTCGAGAACCTCGATCACGTCCTCGATAAAAGCCGTTACAGCATCAAGCATCGTGGATTCGGTATAGTCGTTGTAAGCTCCGTCAGAGTGAGGCAGCAACTTGTTCTCATGGTAGTAACGCTGCAAGGTATAGAGAAGACCGGTGCCGGCATTCAGGTAGGATCCTGCAACCCCGGTTTCGGGCTTCACGTAGCAACCCCGGATGACACGGGTGTTTTGCTCGTTAACGAGTACCTTGTACATGTTGAGCAATTGCCATTCGATCATCGACCATTTCATCGGATCCGACTTGTCGGAATTCAGGTAACCGATATACATGCGCTCGATTTCTTTCATCGGGCCGAACTCTGTCTTGAACATCGCGTCGTCCACGTATCCCATTTCGGGTTCGAGTTTCATTCCACCCTTGAACACGTGACCGGCCTGGTAGGCTTGCGACAGTTCGTCAAAGTAAGCGATAGTCATCAGTTCGCGATCTTGGATTCCGTAACGACGGGGGAACAGATCGTAAGGCGTAGGAATAGCAATGATGCGGGCGATAAGCGCGTCTTGACGGAGTGTCACGTACTGATCGCCGAGGCCGGCTTTTGACAGTTCGTCAAAGTCATTGTTGAACGTTGAGCCATCCTTGGTTAACTCCCCGAGCATGTTGTTTTCTTTCAAAAACTTGTATCTCGAAGCCAAGGAAGACCCGTACCGGTACGTGGCTTGTTGGAACGATAAGAAATCTTCCTTCGAAGGAGATCCGTTATTCACCTCCTTGGGATTCCGGGTAATCTTGTTCCAGCGGCTCTTCATATCAAACATGGGATGCTCGACACCAAACAGGTGCGTGTCGGTGTGACCAGGCCCTTGTGGCCTCAAGTTACGCGTTACAGTTTCCGTCGAACGGTCAGGAGCGGCCAAGCCGGCCATTCGTTCAACTTGAGTTCTCAATTCCCTGTTATGATTGCTCAAGTTGTTAAGTTGCGTTGCCATGGTGCGAACACCATCCTCGAGAGAAGTGGCCGTCTCTCTTTTCGGGGAATTTTCCGGATCATCCTCTTCACTTTCGGGATCATCCTCTTCAGAAGCTGATCCTGTAGCAGAGTTAATGATAGCGAGAGCAGCTTCACGGTCGGCTTGGTTGGACGCGGCAGCCTCGTTTTCTGACATGGCGTCGGAAAGAGTTGTGCCAAACTTCTCTTGGAAGGCAGCATCAATTTTCACCCAATCGTCCTCCGTGAGTTCGTTTTTTTTGGCTTTATCCACGAACCCTAAGGCTTTAAGGATTTGATAAAACTTTTTTCTAAACATGTTTCAAAAGTTAAGTGGTTATTGATTCAATATCTGTAGTGCTTTTTTTCTGTCATTTTTTTTACTGCTCCACGCGATCGCGGCATCATGTGTCCGTTTTAACGCGACGCTGAAATTCTCTACGGAGTCGATTAACCCGTTCTTCGTTGCGATATTCGCGTAAAACGTCTCACCTCTCAGTATCGGGTGATCATCCGGGAGCTTGGCTATTTCAGATCGGCCCAGCTTCACGTCGCTAACGAACCGGTCTCGAATTGGATCCAATTCCTCCTTTATATACTGTTCCGGTTTCCCGGTACGTAGATCGTTGTATTTTTTATTCTTCAAATCGGAGTTGGTCCCGTATTCTTCTATAAACTTGATACCCCATTTTTCGAGCATAGGGGTTAAATCCATGTAAGAAGTCATCACTCCGATGGATCCTATCACGTCGAACGGCGTGGCGGCCGAAATAAAATCAGATTGAGACGCGATGTAATATGCGGCAGACGCGCAGACTCGTTCAATGAACGCGTGAACGGGTTTTTCCAACGACCGGAGGGTTTCCGCTAATTGTTCGAGGTACCAGGCTTGACCGCCACCGGAGGATATATGCAAGAAGTGACCCGATATATTTTCGTTGGCTTCCGCGGCAAAGAGGTTTTTTTGTAGTCCCTTGGTAGAAAATCGCCAGTTACTCTCCGACGTAATGGTACCGAAAACGTGGTGATAAGCGAGCGTGTTCGTGTCGAGTTCGGTAGACGTGTATTCATCAGTAACCTTGATGCTCCCCTCGATATCGAGTTCTTTCAGTTTTTTCCGCGAAATTTTTTCATAGTTTGACTCCGGCAATTCCTGCTTGGTAATAAAAAATGGAACCAAGGAAGCCAGCTCCGATATATACTCATCATGCCGGATGAAGAGCGCGGGGCCGGTTAAGATATTGATTAACGAGGTGACTGAATTCATATGCACGCTTATTTCTCACGAAAATAAGCGTATAAATCAGCCGGGTAAAGGACTATTTATTTATCAGTCAAGATAAGATGGTTGTTTGTGCGTTATCTTGAATATGTCCTTATTGAGTGATTTTGAAAAAATTAGATGAGCCGGGTACCGAATGGATCCGATAACCTTTGTTTCACCATTCGATTGGCAAATCTCGATGATAACCGATCGCTTCATGCGGAAAATGCCCGTATCCACATTGAGTTTGTCGATAAACATGGTGATGGGTGTGGTGGTCAAGAGAGAAGACTTGCTGTCGGTTGTCGAAGGTTCCGCTTCAAAATCATCAGCATGGACTATGACGGGTGATTCCCCGGGAAACGGGATAACTGTATTATCCTCTATTTTTTCCACCTGAGCTTTCAGGTAGATTTTCACGATATTTCCGTATTCGAGTTTCATAGGGCGAGTAGTTTTTTAAATTGTTGATATTCAACTATTCCCATTTTTTCGCACATATTGGACAAAAAGGGTAGGTTGGGAGGTTGTTTTTTAACTTTATATATCATGCTTTTAACTTTATTTATACTGTTTGTTTTGACAGTTATACGCGCGAACCTTACGGACGGCACGATGCTTTTTTCGCCAACGGTAGTAGTCTTTCGAGAGGCTATCCAATTCGATCGATGTAATTTTATATTTAGCCATGAAGAGGAGAGCTGCTTCAATGATGGTATCACCACACTCATCCACCCGGTGATCCATGAAGTCATGAAATTCTGCCTTGAACATTCGGTTGATTCGAGACTGTATCGAGGCGATGGCGGCCGACGAGTAGTGGTTGTAGATCTCGGGATCCCGGCCGGATCTTGGTGCGGGCACCCTGAACTTCATATTCCCGGTATTTTCCGTACTATTCATGGGGCGACGAGTGCGTAAATTATTGAGCACGTAATACAGATCATCGCTGTGTGGAATGTCGATGTAGTCAGAATCTTTCACCAGGTACTTATGATGCATGTATTCAACCAAGTGATCTTTTATCTCGATATAAGTTGTAACCATCTGATAACCAATTTTATTAAATAGAAAAATATCAAAAACACGAAAACATGCTAAAAAAAATATTTTGCCTCCGGGGTTGTAATTTTCGTGACCAACAGACCAACAGACCAACAGAAACGAAAATATCGTAAGCGCAACATACTACTAAATTACTAATAATCTTGCAATTAAACAATAATAAGTAGAGAAAAAATATCGATTATTGTTGAAATTTTTGTTGGTTGATTGTTGTTACTGTTGGTCGGCCACCACCAACCAACCAACAGATATCCCGACCAACAACGACCAACAAAATAAAGGAAGAAACCAACACCGACCAACAAGATACATAACATAGATAATAATATAATATATTGATAATTAAATATATATACTTTATAAACTTGGAGTTATTGGTTTGTCTGTTGGTTCGTTGGTCTGTTGGTCGGCCTTGGTGAAAAGTTTTCAACGCTTATGTTTATGTTATTCCATTTTAAATAAAGGGGGTGCGGGGGATTTTTGATGCTCTGTTTATCTACCCCTTTATCCCCTCAAGGGGAAACAAATGCGGTGTTTGTCTGCATTGTTTCGCTGGCCAAGGTGCGGGATCCCGGCGGCGGCAGTGTCTTCACCATCCTGCAGGGCCTCCCATTCCCCGGTGGAGCGAAACAACGCATCCTGCACCCCTTGTTTGAGGCACATCCGTGCCGGGCAGTGGGGCGAGCCACCGGACGTAAAAAAACCACCGGGACTGCTTGCACCCGGTGGTTTAATGTTATAAAGAACGTACATGCCTTTTCTACAGAGGCTCTGAAACTGTTTTGCTGTCATGATGTTTTGTTTTATAGTTTAATCAAATAATCCTGTCTTCTGCTTATCGTAATTCATATAAATAACTTCCTGTACCCGCATTTCTTACATACTCCTTTTTCTAAATGATTCTTTTGCATATATTTTCAATTAAAAGTTTCAATGCCTCTTTCCAGAAGCCATTCCATAGCGGGTGGTGTCACGGCGTTGCCGAGTTGTTTCACTTTGTCCTTTCCGGATCCTAAGACGATATAGTCCTCTTCGAATGCCATCGCACGCTGGACTTCATGTGGTTTGATCATACGATATGTGCAATCTTCCACTTCCACATTATCGGGTGTGTTTAATATCAGGGCGACCCGGTCACGTGTCGACATCGTTCTGATCGGATCATTGATCCCGGATGATTGCGCTTTGCTGTAATAATAGGAGAAGAAAGCATTAACCGCTTCGGTGGAGAGAATCCCGTGGTTAATCATACTTGTCTGGGTGCTCATTGCCTGAGTCATTTCACGTGATAGGGATTTTCCCCTGTTTTCGACCATAAAGGGAATACCTAATACGCCGTGACTATCGATCGTCGTGATTGTATCAATAGGTTGATTCAACGGAAGAGGTGAGTTCTTAGGATTGAAGTTCCCTCCATAGTTCTTAATAATCATCGGCAGTCCTATCAGTCCGTAATTATTTTGCGTGGTCATAGTGAATTGGGGATGGGAGAGGGGATTGATATCACCGCCGTAGCTTCCTTTAGTTATTAAAGCAGCTACCTGGCGTGTGGACTGTGTGAACATTTTGTCTGTTATCGATGTTGACCGGTCTAAATTGCTGGAATGATCGGTGTAGATAATGAACGAGGATTCTTTTTGCCTCTGGAGACCGTGTTTGATCCGTTTGATTGTATTTGGAGACAAAGGTTTTTTCCGATCCCCTATTCTTTGTGCCGGGATAGACCAATCGATTATGTTGAACGAAGCATAGTAGTAAGGTTCAACCAGATTCCCGCAACGGGGACATCTATAATCGTATTGCTGTTTGTATTTTCCGTATTTCCTGCGAGGGTTTCGCCAGCTTTGGATCGATTCCACCTCTTTTCCGCAATGGTGGCAATACGCTTTAGGTCGAAAATCCAGATCAGGGGATTTATTCCCTTTTTTCCAGAACACGATATACATGCGATCCCGGCTCTGGGGAGTCGGGATGGCGTGCATTGAATTCATGTAAACGCATTTGTGTTGATATCCCAGATTGTGCATTGCGTGCAACCATGCGTCCCACATAATCCAATCCCTTGCTTCGACAACATTCTCTACCACAATCAGGTTATAGCTGTGAATTTCAGCGAACCGTGGCACATCCCACATTGTAGCCCTTGATCTTATTGCGGAAAGATCTATTGTTATCTCTCCGAAAAGATTCTTGGTTACCTGATATTTTCTGCTAACTCCTTTTGCAAGTGAGTGATTCGTACACTCTGGTGAGGTCAGAAGAATATCCGTGCTTTGATATCGCCGTGGATCTGAGGCCGAAATGTCAGCACAATCATGGTCTGTTTCCGGAAAATTAGTATTGTGAGTTTCGATGGCAAGTTCCCAGTGATTCATAGCCAATTTTATTTCCAATCCCCCGCCCATTTTCCGAGACAATCGCCGGGCGCCCTGGGACGAACCGCCGGCACCGCAAAACTGATCGGTAATTGTGAGATAGCTCTTTTTCATATTTTAAAATTGTAATACCGTGTTATCCATGAATTTTTCCTTCATTTGCTGAGGTGGGATATTAAACTTCTTACATGCGAAATCAAAGAATTCGTTTTCGTGAACCACATCATAGTACTCAAGCCAGTCATCGTGGCCGTTTTGACAAAGGCCATCTTCATGTGAGTGGTCATTTCTAATACCACACACCATGCATACGCAATTGATTATTTCTTTTTCCATAGTGATTTTAATTAGCTACTTCTATTTTATTTTCTTGATTTTAATTCCTTGATCTGAACCCGCATAAAAACCATCCTGCTATAAATCCTTCTAACCATCTCATCCTTGAACACAGGAGTAGTTGCGCCTGGATTCTCGATTGAATGCAGTAATAGTGACAATTCAGTCTGAATCTCTCCAAGCCGAATGAGTTGCTTCGCTGTAAATTCGTCCATAATTTTTTATTTAAAACATTAATTCTTCTTCCGTATTTTCTATTGACATCCCAGAAAACTGATCCCCACGTTGATAATCAACCGAAAGCAGCTCTTTCAATACATCATAGTTGAGCACGATACTGGAGGTGATTTTTGTTTGATCTACTCGTACCTTCGTCATTGTAGGATCTGGTACCGATTCGGTCAAGTCAATCTGCCTGGTTAGGCCCGATGTTGTTTCAATAGTTTCCTTCCACGAGAATCGAGTCGCTTTTGATTGCCCAATCCAAGATTCATGACTCTGCAGATAAGCCACCAGCGATGCTCTTGATAGCGATTCCTTTCCAATATATCTCGAGTAATGTGGGTAAATATTGTCAATACGGATGTGAATAACGTTGATGTCTGCCGGATCAAGTATTTTCTCGTATGTTGTGTTTCCTTGCTTCTTCAGCATCAAGCTGCCCGGGGCTTCAATTTTGAAATCACGACCTTCAACAATGTGCTTGTTGTCGATAAGCATATCAATCGTGCTGAAAAAAGTGTATAAACGGTTGGAGCTGCTGATACTTTCCACTTGTTTGAGTAATTCACGCACTGCTATGTCTTCAAATTCCTCGTACGTGAAAGGCAGTTCGAATTCCGTGTATGTCACGATAACCTTGCACATCGCGAGGAACATCGAGTAGGTGTTCAGGATCCTGCTTAACCCGTCTGAATTTACCACGTTCTCTCGCACTTTTGTTTTCAATTCCTTGTACACCTCACGCTGTATTCGCGAGTAGTTATTTCGAACTGTTTTCCGGTGCTGCAGTATTTTGAGAAGGATATTCTGAAGACCTGATTTTTCGTATTCCTTTAGCTTCTTAAATATCTCGTCTTCCGCTTCGCTTCTGTCGTCTTTTTTCGGAACCGTGCGAATAATCGAACGGTTGGCCAGCGAGTTGTCGTCTCGCTGTGGCGACTCTTGTCCGCACAGTACAAGGGGTGAATTTATTTCTGATGTGTCCAATTCCTTGGATCCGGCATCCTTTCGTTTTTGTTTGCCCTCACCATCGTAAACCGCCGCCTTCAGGCCTTGGAATTTGACATCCGAGATTTGGTTGTCGTTATACTCATCGAGAATTACCGGGACGTCTCTATATTTCTCCATAAGCGTGAACATGGCGGCGTCCGTTCCCTGATTAAGGTTAAAAATGGGTGACTCCAGCGGCATGAATATCGACCGAATCGAGTATGCTATCTCTGATTTTCCAGATCCGGTGGGCCCGATGAAGAATAAGGCGGTGAAAATCCGGTCAACCGAGAAGATGTCGCTACGAAAAGCGCACATGAAGGTGTAGATTATCGCCCACTTCCCGTTCTCGTTTTCCTTATACACTTCATTCATCAGAGCGGCCCACTCTGGAAAACCCAGAGGTTGATCCGGGGAGCGATATCGCATGAAACGATCGAGATAGTATTTATCGTTATCTCGGCGTTCGTTGCGGTATATTTTCGAATAAACCGGTATGTAGTAGTTGAGGCCGTTGTGTTCAACCAAGCCAAGATCGTTCACTTCATCCAGTTTCCACACTTCGTCAACCTGATGATATATGGCGTTGGAGAAAGCGAAGAATCCCTCGTCGTAAAAACCGTACATCCGCAACTCGGTGCATAGCTTGAACTTCCCCTCCCAGCTTTCGTTGATGGCGTTCAGGTAGTCTTGGCTGCCGTTGCTAAACGTGATATCACCCTCTTCCCATAGCCGTTGTCGGAACGACTGCATGGTGATCATGTCTTTCGATATCCATTCTATATATTGAGGATAGGGTTTCCGTCGCTGGGTGAGCTCAACGACACGTTTATTGTTCTCCGAATTTTTATCGTATATGTGCAACAGCGGTTCGATGTAGAAGTTCCCAACCCGGATATAGGCATTGCTGCGTTTGAAGAGGTACGCGATCTTCCGGTTCTTTTTATCCAACATCGGGAAAAATCCATGTTGGTTAAATTGCCGCATCAACTCTTCGTTTTCAAGCACGTAATCGGGAAGACGGGAAGAAGTGACAGGGATAACATCGTCATCTTCGTTGAGGTCATTTTTGAACTTCGTGTCCGATTTTCTTTTATCGAGAAATGGCTTGATCACTTTCTCCAAGGCCATCTTAGTAATACCAAGCGTTTGCGCGTAATCCTTGAGCCTGACGCTCAAGGTTATTTCATCTGCATAAGAGAGCAGCTCCGCGCAACGTTCAATGCCGGTGTTTTGCCGATACTCCGAGTCATTTTTGAAAGCGGAATATAGTTCGATGTAAGATTCGGTGAAAGAATATACCTCGAATTGAGGACCCTCTCCATCTTTTGCCGGTTTTTTCTCTTTTAAAATATTCACCGTGAAGCCCGACGTGTGCATTTGCTTGAGCAACTTCAGAATTGGCGGCTCCATCATGTCATCTTTGATGGAGATCGCGTCTTGGCAGTTGATCACGTATGATATGCTCCGGATGTCTTGTATATCCGTTGAAGTCGGTTCTCCAACGATGAAAATAGTTGGCTTTGCACCCCAGTGTTCAGAGAAAACAGCTGGATCATACGTAATCGTTAACTCTCTTTTGTCCTGTCCAATTAATTCCCGGGCGTCTTCAAGTCCATACACCCCCGGTTTGGTGGTGACTTTATTGTCCTCGACGATTGCCGGGCTTACTGATTTTTTTACAAGCTCGCTCAACAAGGCCTCATCCGCCTTAAACTTGACGGCCAGATTTGATATGTAATTTCTCTGGGCAATCTTCGAGGGCACAGAGGCGATGGACTGGGCGATGGACTGGAGCACTTCAGTCTTTCGGATCGGATCGTTGATTTCGTCCGAGTGGATCTTGTAAATAAATGTGATGAAATCAACTTTATTCTTTTTAAGCCATTTATCGAATTTCTCTTTTCCCTGTTTTCGTACATATGAATCGGGATCCTGTCCTTTAGGTAATAAGGCGGCACGGACGTTCAGGCCAGCGGCAAGGAGGATGTCGATATTCCGGATGGCGGCTTTCACGCCAGCGGCGTCACCGTCATAAATCAACGTGACATTCGATGTGAATTTCTTAAGCGTTTTCGCCTGATCATTGGTGAAGGCAGTTCCTGATCCGCACACGACATTGTGATAACCCATTTCTTCCATGCCGAGTACGTCGAACTGACCTTCAACCAAGTATGCTTCATTTTTTAACTGGATGTGCTGTTTAGATTGCCACAATCCAAACAGGACTTTTCCCTTCTCGAAGAGGATCGTGTCCGGGCTGTTCAGGTATTTCGCGAAATCGTTGTCTTCTATGGCCCGGCCGGTGAAGCCAATTATTCGTCCGGTAAGATTATAAAATGGGAAAGTGATCCGGTCGATGAAACGATCATACACTTTACTCTCCTTCGGATTCAGGAGCCCGGCATCGATAAGGTGTTTTGTCTCATATCCTTTTTGTGTCAAGGTTTTTGAGAGTAGCGTGAAATCCTTGGGAGCGTATCCCGCACCATATTTTTTCAGGGTTTCCGGAGCAATCTTTCGTGTTTCGAGATAATCTTTAGCCGGTTTATCACCCAATTTCGAGCTAAAATGTTCCTGTGCCGCTTGCAGGGCAATATGTAGTGATTCACGTGCTTGTATTTTCTTTCTCTCTTCATCCGTTAAATCTTTTTTCGGAACCGTTATGTTGTATTTCGATGCCACGAAATCTACTGCCTCCGGGAATGATATCGATTCGCTCTTTTGTACAAACGAGATAATGTTGCCTCCCTCCCCGCATCCGAAACATTTCCATATTTTTTTGTTTGGCGAGACAACCAAACTGGCATCCTTATCCTCGTGAAAGGGGCAAATGCACTTGTAATTTACACCCGCCTTTTTCAGGGTGACGAATTCAGATATCGTTGCCACGATATCGGCCGATTGCACAATTCTGTCTATAATTTCATTAGGTATCATCATCTATTACTTTTTTCGTCAAATATTGATAGTTGTCTATTTTCGAACACCTGCTCGCTCGTCACCCCAAGGTGTTCCTTGATAATTTTATACTCCTGTTCGGTCGGAGATGCTTCCCCCCGGTACAATGACCAAAATCGCATCTGGGTTATTCCTACCGTCTCGAAGAACTCGCGCGTGGGATTAAAGTACTCGGCTTTCGTGAACGCGAGATCAAGTATTTCGATAATCAAGTTCTTTCTTACAGTTGGTTTGTATGATTTACGCTGTCGATGCAGAAAAAGATGGACCGCGTTTTTGGATCTCCCTACCGCGCGTCCGATCTCTTCGAACGACATTTTTCCCGCGTTTTGCAATGCGAAATTTCTATCCTCTTCTGACCAAGAACTCATAATCTCAAGATTTTTGTAAACGTTTCATTTACTTGCAGATGTCCGGGGAAGTCCGACATATACAGGCAGGTGATTTTTACGAATTTTTCAACATTCTCTTTTTTCACTCTCTTCGTTAAATCAAACGTCTGATCCCGCTCCATCTCCGCGTAAAACTTATAAATATTAATAGCATAAGAGTAATACTCCTTAGCTCCCATCTCTTCCTTTATTTTCTCAATTTCGGATAAGTCCGTAAGGCGATATTTAAGGAAATCAGTATTCATTCCACTTCTGCATTGTAGTGTTTTGATAGCAAGTACCTAAGTTCTGTTTTGACTCGAGAATAGGAATTTTTTAAAGTTATCGCATCATCCGAATTGTCGTTGGTGATCCTATCTTCTAAATCTTTCACGTATGTCTGCATTTTCCGAACGCGGGAAAAGTGTAATCTTAATTCTTCTAAATTCATACTATTGATTGTTCTTCAATTCTTTGACTAATTCCCGGAGAGTCTCTATTTTTTTTGCAGACGAGTAATACCTATGGTTGTTCTCCTTTTCATAGACCCAAGCAGGGTGAAGATCTACTTTGAAACGCTTCATTTCCGCACGAACCTCATCACGAAAATCTTGTAATTCAGGGAAGATATCGATATAAGCTTCGATCCACAGGTCAAGATTTTGCAAGGGTAGGGTATCGTGTATCGAGAATATTTTGGCCTCAAAACGAAAATATTCAATCCTCTCAATAAAATCTCCCAAGAACTCCAATACCGGTTCCGGAAAACTCATTATGCTTTTTACTGGTATCATGCCTTATGTCTTTTTTTCCATCCCGGGAACTCCTTTGTGTCACTCTCCCGATTACCTTTACCCGCTACTCTTTTTATTAACTCAATGCTCAGAGGCTCGTCAGGTTGAATCACTGTATAACCCCATATCGGCTTCGTGGTGGCCACGATTGCACGGACATCTGAAAAAGGGGTTATATCACTGTGCGTGAAGTCAACTAATACTGCCACTTTCTTTAATTTACCGTCTTTTTCAAATTCGATTTTTGCTTCTAAAATTTTCATACTGTTTATTGTTAAATAGTTAAATTGTTATTTGTTCAATATCACAAGGGCAATTAGTAAACCTGACAGCACTACTAATAGGAGAGCATAGATGGTTACATCAAGCCAGTCATCCTCGATATTCTTGACCCTCTTCTTCATTTTCCTGAGCAGCTTTTTCTTCATTTTTTTGAATAATATCGGTTATCAATTCACTCATCAGGTGAGTTTCATAAAAAGGAAGAGCACGAAAAGTGATCGTGCAATTTTCGAAGTTTATTGACTCTACTTCCGCGATTCCGGATTCTTCGATCACGTCCGCGTTCGAGGTATAAACAGGACATGTGAACGATATTTTTCTCAGCCCCTTTTTGTCGGGGTTCCTGTTCATTGTCGCGTACTCGCTACCCACTTTTACTATCATGAAATGTGGGCGGATAATAATTTCTACTTTTTTCATGCGGCGTAAATATTTAATTGTTTTTCGTTTCGATTTTCATTCCTGCGAGCACGTGTTGAATTACTAATTCGGGGACGCACCCTAACTCGTTGATGATTTGACACGGTGTTGATCGTGCCGAAAAGGTAAAAGGTCAGCAACACGGTAGCCACGATATTACGCGCAAGAGGAGACAAACTCATCGGGATGCGGAACCTATGACAGAACCACCATGCGGACAGTTCATTCACTTTTTTACACCCGGTTTTGCTGTATATACTGCGAGCATGATTTTCAACAGTTCGCTCGGAAATAAAAAGCTGCTCAGCAACTTCTTTCTTTGAAGCACCCCAAGCAAATAATTCTGCTATTTCACGCTCGCGCCGGGTGAGGTTCGTATAGGCATTCATGATCCCCACACGTCTGTAATATTGTACTCTGCAAAAATTTTCTCTATCGTAGCTGCCTCCGATACCTTCGGCTCAACGTTTCCATTCAGCCGAAGACGCCATCCGCCGCGCGAGTCTATTCCAAGTGCGTTCATTATTTTCTTCCTAACGGCGGGGACATCTTTCTGTTGCACCTGTTTAAAACCTCTTTGAAATGAATATTTTCCCAT